GCTTCTTCTTTAGCTTTGAGTTTGTATGCCCATTCTTTGCTCATGCTTCACCTCTGGCTCTGATGTAGCCGGCAATCGTATGGTCATATACGTTGATATATTCAGCCACCTTTGCACAGGCTTCACGTTCTTTGGCGGCTACCAGTTTTGCAAAGGCTTCAAGCATTGATAACAATTGCTTGTCAGTAAAGTACATTGGGTTCATATCAGCCAATGGGCATCCCGCCTGTCTAGCTAGCTCAATAATTTCATCTTGTGTCATGCTGCTGTCTCCCTATACAGTTTGGATTGATTGTGTCTTTTCCTGATCATTCTTACTTTCACTTTGATTCCTTTCGGCAATACAAGGGCTACGATAGGGATGATGATAGGTAATAGCATCATTCTTATCTCAACCTTGTGGGGTTGTTATCAATGGGGTTTGACCCTTATTGACATGCACTGCTTTATTTATCGACCCAGAGAATGTGTCTCTGCAACACCCTATCAGCCTATCTAGTCGTTTATCGCTTGTGGTGCAACACTCACGCAGCCGTCCCCCTTGGGTCAAGCTGAACCGCTTTACTCCCACGCCACCACAGTCAGGGGTGCTTGTTATCGTATGGGGTACGGTTGTGTAAAAAGGACAATAAAAAAGCCCCTTACAACTGCCCTCGGTAGAAACCCATTGGTGTAGACCAAGGGCGAGAGCATGTGTAAGAGGCTTAGACATAGTTGCTTTCTACGACAACGGTTAAAAATATATCACGACTTAACAGGACTTGTCAAGAGTCGCCAGGCAGTGGCGGCACACAAAGGGACTTGTCCATTTCCAATGGCTTTAAGTCTGTCCACTCTAGAGGCCAACCCATCAACCACTCTGTCCACGTTGGGTTCAGTTTCCCACCATTGTGCAGACCCGATACTTGTTCCCCAAGGTTGCCCTTGCCCCTGTCCCTCAACGCATGGCGAGAGTCTTGGGCTTTGGGTGTTCCCCACATATTCCGAATTGGATATTTCTGAGCAAATCCCGCCAAATTCATTGTGTACCTTTTCCCCGCCAATGTTGATGGACTGTTGTGATTTGCCCCGCCCGTACTGCTTGTAGGCGTTGGAACTAGCGACAATCCATATTCGTTCTCGTTTGTGCTTTGCACCAATGTCGGCAGCAGATACAACTCCCCACCTACTGTCATACCCCATTGAGGTAAGGTCTGCAAGGACTCGTTCAAGTCCTCTAGTAACGAGCATTGGACTGTTCTCCACAAATGCGAATCGGGGTCGAACCTCGCCAATAATCCTTGCCATTTCTCGCCACATTCCTGATTGTTCTCCGTCAAGTCCGTCCCCTTTTCCTGCAACGGATATGTCTTGACAGGGAAACCCGCCCGATACAACGTCAACAATTCCTGCCCAAGGTCTTCCGTCAAAGGTTTGAACGTCATCCCAAATCGGGAAAGGCGGGAGAATTCCGTCATTTTGTCGGGCGAGCAATACGCTTGCGGGGTAAGCTTCACATTCAACGGCGCAGACTGTTCGCCATCCAAGAAGTTTTCCCCCAAGTATTCCACCACCTGCACCTGCGAAAAGAGCCAACTCATTCATCATCCCCCCAAGATCAATAGAACGGCTAAGAAGCCTACGACAAACGCTGCCAGGCAGTAGAGAACCACTTCATGCGTAGGCATTGGTTCTACCCATTGGGGTTCTTTTGGGAAAGCATCCATCAGAGTACGGGGGAATTGTCTAAAGTTGTCATCATGGAATTTAAATTTGATCATATGGTTACCTTTAAGGGTTCATTATCACGATAGGCTTTGTTCAGTTCAATGTGTTGCACATATATATCCGCAGAATACTTGTGCCACCATCCCACATCAAGACCATAGTCTGTGGTGTGTTGATCTAACCCTCGCTTGAGGGTATTTACCGCATGGGTTTCGCTCTCACCATAAGCGGTAAAAGTAAAGTTAGTTGATTCGTAAGTGGCTTTGACAATCATGGGGCAAACTCCTCACTTTTTAATGCTTGCAAACACTCCTCATATGTCCCTTGAAACTCAGGGCGTGATGACTCTTCATTAATAGGGACAATGATGTACTCCCTGTCAAAATGGGAAAAGACAATTTTGTGCGTAATCATGGGGCTTACTCCTTGAACATGATTTCGGTTGAAATGTAATCTTTCAAGATTTGCATAATCAAATGTTCTTTATCTCCTGAGAAATAAATACCCGCCACTCCTCCATCTTCTTTACCTAATTCATCTTGAATAAGAACACAGGCGGCATTTAATGCGGCTTCAGCAAGTAGTTCTATAAAATTGTTGCTATAAGTTTTCATGGGTACTCCCTTAGATTGGTTTTAGTGCATTGGATAACACACCCGATAACCCTCATGTAAGGGCTATCAGTTGGGTTATTCTTTTACTTGCTCATAGATGTAATCTGTGACCATGTGGTTTGCTATTTCGTACCAATTGACCTCTTGCAAGAATGCCCTTGCATAGTCCTCCATAAGAGTAGATGGTGCTCTCTCATCATAGCGATGACCTTGGCACTCAAAGATGTAATATTCTGCTCGCTCTTGCAATGCCTCTGCTAATGTGTGAACGCAGATCAATTCGGGGTCTACCTTATCCTCCACGCCATCAAAATCTGACAATGGCAAATTGTCAAATATCTCAAGATTTACCCGCCAAGTGGCATAGTTTGACCAACCGTTATATTTAGTGTCTGTCATGGTTACTCTCCTTTGATTTAACAATGCACTATTGCATTGCATAATAGTATAACGTGATAGATACTCAATCAGTTGACAAATTACAAATAATATTTTCTATCGGCAGCCTGGTTGCGTTAGAAAAACTCTATAGTTGTATTTATGCGATTGTCAGTTAACTGTCAGCATACTCTATATAATGATGTTACATACCCTAAGGCTTATATCATGTGATAGCATCATAGTGATTAATTGATATATCAACGATTGGTACATCATGGGGTTGAGCTAAAGATATTCCGCTTATCGTTCTCAGTACAATAAGCATAATCCATGCCTGATATGGTGCTATGTGATGCTATACGTGCTATATAGTACATAAGGAATAATGGAATGGACGATGCGATGGGCTGTCAGCTCTATGTGGTGTGACCCCCACTTCTCGTCCACCCCCAAAAAAAATACTGGTATTCGGATAAGATGTGATTTACATCAAGAAGTGTGTGGATTGGCAGGTATGAAGTCGGTCATGTGGCCTCTGAGGTAAGGTGTCTTGCAAGCCAGCCTATCCCAAGTCATTCACTCCGATGCTCTGTGTGGATCGCAACCACAACAGTCCATACTCTTGTTGGTGCATGTGTTAATATCTCTGTATGTGTGTATTAAGGGATAGATCATGTTAGAGATTGCTATAGAGAAGAGAGTACCAATACCAGCGATACGTAAGGTATATGCTTATCCGTATGAGAAGATGGCTGTTGGTGACAGCTTTACTGTTCCACTAAACGACAGAGCTAAAGTGCTGAATGCCAATTGGAGGGCTGGTAAGCGGTTTAAGATCAAGTTATCTGCCAAGACCCAAGGGGATGTAGTACGTACTTGGAGGATTGAATGAGATTAGTTAACTGGTACTGGACACCTGTCAAACAACATTACTTTAAAAATGTTGTTCAGTGGTACTACGATGATGACAAGAAAGAACATGTGTATGTCAGTCGTGGTGTGATGTGCATGAATAACTTTGGTAATTTAGTTTCTTGTAATCCATGAAATTTGATCTAGATCGGTTTTACCGCTTCTGTGCTCAACTCAAGATTGAGTCCAAAGAAGATGGTTTGATTCCTATGGCCAAGCCCTTGGGGACTCAGACGTATGTGATGGAAGAGATTGCAAAGGGGTTAGACGATGACATTCACTTCTTCGTTATTCTCAAAGGTCGACAATTGGGTATCACGACCATATCACTGGCTCTTGACCTCTACTGGCAATTTACTCACCCTGGATGGCAAGGTACGTTGGTGGCAGATACAGAAGAGAACAGAGACATGTTTCGTTCAACACTGGGGATGTATATGGAAGGACTTCCCAAAGAGTTCAAGATTCCCTTGGTTGCCCATAACCGTAACCAGATGGTACTCAAAAACAGAAGCCGCATCTTTTACCAGATTGCTGGAAATAAGTCTCGTCTGGGGCAGGGTAAAGCTATTACTTATCTTCACGGCACGGAGACAGCCTCTTGGGGAAATGAAGAAGGACTCGCATCCCTTTTAGCCTCCCTTGCTGAAAAGAACCCAGAACGCCTATATATGTTTGAGTCCACCGCCCAAGGCTTCAACATGTTCCACGACATGTACAAGACCGCCAAGTTTGCCAAGACCCAGAAGGCTATCTTCTGCGGCTGGTGGCGCAATGAGTACTACTCCGTTGAAGCAGACACCCCCATGTACAAAGTCTACTGGGACGGGAAGCTAACTGGTGAAGAAAAAGAGTGGACCAAGGAAATCAAGAAGCTGTACGGCTTTGAAGTCAACTCCCGCCAGATGGCGTGGTGGCGATGGAAGATGGCTGAAGGCATCAAGGATGAGAGTTTGATGTACCAAGAGTTTCCACCCACTGAGGACTATGCCTTTGTGATGACCGGCACTTCTTTCTTCTCAAACAGCCGCTGCACTGAAGCCGCCAAGATCGCCAAGAAGACCGTACCCGATTGTTATCGCTATACCTTTGGCCAACACTTTCAAGACACCCAAGTGTTGCGTTCAACTGAACGTCTGGGGACTCTACGCATCTGGGAAGAGCCTGACGACAAAGGCTACTACGTCATCGGTGCTGACCCTGCTTACGGAAGTAGTGATTGGGCAGACAGATTCTGCATCCAAGTCTACCGTTGCTACGCTGATGGTCTAGACCAAGTGGCTGAGTTTGCAACCGCTGAAATGAACACCTACCAATTCGCTTGGGTGATTGCACACTTGGCTGGCGCTTACAAAAACTCCACACTGAACGTGGAAGTCAATGGCCCAGGGCAAAACGTCATTGCTGAGATCAGAAGACTCAGAGCACTGGCGACCTCTATGGGTAATCAAATGGGTAAAGATTTGCGGGATGTGTTGGGCAGTATGCAAAACTACATCTGGCGCAAACTCGACAACATGGGTGGCTTGTCCAACAGTATTGGCTTCATGACTACTAGCCAAACCAAAGAACGCATGATGAACTACATGAAGGACTTCTTTGAGCGTGGCATGATGAACGTCTACAGCATGGACTTACTTGAAGAGATGAAGACCATCGTGCGTGAAGATGGCTTCCTTGGTGCGCCAGGGCGGTCTAAAGACGATAGGGTGATTGCATCCGCACTGGCGACTGTGGCTTGGGCAGAGCAAGTACAGCCCCGCTTGATCACCAATTACATCACCCGTGAGAAGCAAGCCAAGGACGCTGAACTGCCGGCACAAGACCTGTATGTGGGCAAAGTGGCTGCCAATTACTTGGCCAAGATTGGAATGCGCCAATGAGTCTGACCAAATGCGAACTCATCCGTCAAGTCAAGAAGTTCTTGAAAGACCCAGATCGTGGCATCTCCCACAAGATGTTTGCCCAACTCTGCGGTGTAGACATGTGGCACATGCGGGATGTCTTCCTATATGAAGAAAAACCACTCACTGAAACCGTGCAAATCAGGGTAAACAAGGGGTATGAGGCTTGGAAACAAGGGTTAGTACGTACCATGAAGCGTAGAGATAACACAACATTTGTAGATTATCGTAAAGTGGCAGAGCCATTTATTGCGCCATCTATGGGTTTACAGATGAAAAATGGCAAGATTGGTCTACGCATCGGTATGGTCAACCGGCGAGATTATTCACAACGTGACCTAAATGGGGAATGAAATGGCAGTATTAGACGACTATAAGTGCTTGGCACACGGGTATTTTGAGGCTTGGGAAGCCAAATGTCCCAAGGGTTGTGACGGTGAAGCCGTGGTCAAAGTCTTCTTGCAACCGGTTGGGCTTAAATCAGACTCCACCAAACACGCTGACTCTACCCTGCAAGGCTTGGCCAAAGAGTACGGCATGTCAGATATTAAGTCTGTTCGGGAAGGAGAAGCGCAACCGGCACGGTTTGGCCAACAACAGCGCCCGCAAAACCCATTTGCCGTGCAGTGGGGCGACCCAAGACAAATTTCTGGCTACAACACCGCCCCTATTGCAGATGAGTCAGTTAACGGTCTACAATTAGCTAGGGATACTGGTAGACTCAATTCGCTGAAGCCTTCTGTCGTTCAGCATGATCACGAAAACTTGTCCATTCAGAAATGAAATAAATTATGCGTATACCTTCGGCCCATGCAGCACGGGAAGAGTTTTACATCGACCTGATGAAAAAGTGTCTGGTGTCGGTTGACCAACGCAAAAATCAATACAACATTCTGAAATGCTTTTTCCTGTTTGGCGCAGCCCCAGACGATCCCCCTGCTCTTTACAATAAGATTGCGCCGCATATTGATCAACTGAATTCTTTCCTGTACTCATCTGAAACAACAAGATTCAGTATCAATATCGGCGCATCCGTTGACAAAACAGAACACACAAAGATTCCTGTTCTCACCCGTGCTTTGAATGATGAATGGCTCAATAGCAACACTGACCAAGTGTTCTCCACCGCCATCAACTGGTCACTGGTTTACAACTCCACGTTTGTCAAAGTGGTCATGGGCAAGAACGGTAGCATCCAACCCTACGTCATTGAGCCTGGCACTGTTGGCGTGTTGCGAGAAGATCGCCCTTACACCGATCAACAAGAAGCCATCTGCCACAAGTACTACATGACCAAGAGTGAGCTGTACACCCGTTTGTATAGCCACCCCCAACGTGACGTAATTATCAAAAATATTTTTTCTGGACCACCTCCCCAAGAAGAAATGCCTAGCGCCATGAACCGTTTGGCTTTCTCCCAAACTACACCCAACGTCTTAGGTAACGTGTCCTTGTCCCTTGAGAGCATGCAACGCTACCAAGCTGTTGTTGGCGAAGAAGTTATTGAGATGGTTGAGATGTGGGTCTGGAATGATGAAACATCAGACTACCAAGTAGTCACTATGGCAAACCCAGATGTGATCATCTATGACCGCACCGGTGAGTCCATG